CCTAACAACGCAACCTGGGCGATTGTCTAATGGCTTACGGATCAGTAAAAGTTGATACGATTATCACCAGTACACAATCAATCACTGTTGATAACATTCCTTCAGGAGCTGCGGGGTCCGTAACAAATACTCAGCTTGCGGGCAGTATTACCGACACCAAGCTAAACACAATCTCAACAGCAGGAAAGGTAAGCGGTGGCGCAGTAACGAGCGGAACTATCGCTGGTAGTACCGCAATTAGTACCAGCGGACAAATCTCAACCTCCGGGAAAATGTCGGTTGGGGCTACATCGCTTTCACCCAATACAGATTTAGACGTTACTGGATCTTATGCAGGCAACAAAGTAACGTTGAGCAGCGGATCGATAGACTGCTCTACCGGTAATTATTTTTGTCACTCAGCAAGCAGTAGCACAACATATAGCTTCAATAATGTACCCGCGTCAGGAAGAGCTTATTCCTTGACACTGGAGGTGTATCACACGGGTGGCACACTTTCTTGGCCTTCTGCTGTTAAATGGCCTGCAGATACCGCCCCGACACTTACCACCTACAAGACTCACATTTTTGTCTTTGTGACTGATGATGGTGGTAGCCGCTGGAGAGGTGGTTCTCTGGTTGATTACGTCAACTAATAGCCTCAGTAGGCAATAAACGTAGCAACCAAAACCACCCGTTCCTTAATGGTTGGTGTTTTGATGTAGTGAGACCCCTTAAGGAGAATCACTTTATCCTCTTCTGGAGAGACACTCTCTCCTTCTACCACAGTGTCACCATCACAATCATTCAAGTAAATGATGAGGTTTTGATGGGGAGCGTCGTGATCAACATGCTCGACAGACCTAGCCACATCAAGTTGAGGGGTCGTCATGTTGAAACAGGCCCGAAGCATTGTAAAGAGTTCAATGCTGTTCGCTTGTAGAATTTCTCTTACTACTGAAACCGTTTGGGGGCAATAAGGAGAAGTCGGTACAGAATAGCCGTTACCATCACGCTCAGGCCGCTCAAGACAGGTATGACAGAACCATGAAAGGTCGTGCTCTGTTTTGTTGTGAGTTGTCTTTGGTATAAAATACCAGGGAAAGTCTGCGCTGCATACACGATTCTTTAGTTCAATGTATGCAGCGGTTTTAGGGTTATTGAGCCCTTTAATCACTACTCAGACGGAGCTACTGGCCAAGTAATAGCATGCGGAAAGCCAGTCTGTGCAGGAACATCTCTAAGTTCGGATCTGTGTACAGCCCAGGCTGCTCGCTGCTCTGATGTCAATGGTGCATCAGGAACTTGAGTCCAATCTGACTGCAAGAGTCGCCAACCGCGTTCGTTTCGCATATCGACAGCGGTTTGCACATCAACCGCATCCTTTTCCTCTTGCGTCATTTCGACGAGACTGAAGGTTTGCATCCAGAAACCGCGATCGTCCTGAACGGGAGCTACCTCCTCAACCTTCTTGTAAAGCTCAGGCTGTGGTTCTTGGCCAAATTCATAGAGGCCGTAGCCGAATGGCTCTACATCTTCAGGCGTCAGATCCCTTGGAAAGGACGTGTTGTAGAAAAGCTTACGGAAGTTTAGTTCCTGAAGTGGATAACCGACGGGAGCACCGTCCTCGATTTTAATAAGCAGCATGATTGGTTAAAAGAATTTAACTAAGGTTAGGTCTGGTATTCAGTATTTGTAGACGGAAATTGTCTAGTGGTTCCGGGCCAGATAATACGGACACAACCGCTACCTCCCACGTCACCATTACCCCAAACAGCACCTCTGCCACCAGCACCGAACTGCCTCGATACAGAACTATGGCCGACAAGTACAGGACCGTAGGTGTTTGAGTCGAATGAACCGACGCGGCCATTTTTGTCGGATGAACTGGTTGCACCGCCCGGAGGCCCTTGGCCATACGGATAAACACCGCCACCGGATCCGCCGTAGTTACCCCAACCAGACGCGCCACCGCTTCCGCCACCGCCTGCAGGGGCAGCACCGGGATAATTAAAGTTATTCGGTGGTGGCTGGTAGCTAGTTAGTGTGCCTCCTGAGCCTCCATTACCGGAGTACCCACCGGCACCTCCGCCGCCTCCGCCTCCACCGCCGTTATTACCTCTTCCTCCAGGACCACCATTCCCGCCGCCGTCGCCTGTACCGGAACTACCGCCGGGTCCTCCTGGACCCGAAATGTTGTTCTGTCCGCGACTTCCACCATCAGCCTCGCAAAGAGTAGTACCTCCATACATGAACTTTGAGGAACTCGCACTTTGATTATTTCGGCTGACACCTACCTGAACGGAGTAAGTCGCACCCGGAGTTACTGAAATGTTGTTTTTGTAGCGTAATGCAGCACCGCCACCGCCTCCAGTGCCGGGGCTCGGGCCGTAATCACCACCCTCACCGCCTCCACCGATACAGACAACACTAACGCTGGTAACACCAGCAGGACAAGTCCAGTTGTAGTTCCGGGTAGTTTGATCAAGAAGACTTTGGGCGAAATAAATGTTTTCACCGCCAGGTACATCCGCCGCACCGGCGGTCATCATAATTCTCTGAGTAGTCGGATCCATTTTCCTTAATCAGTTATCGTAGTCAGCCAAACCTTGTGCCCGCCAGCGACTTCCGCCGTCATCTGTAATCAACATGAACAGATGGGTTTTGCCCGAAGTTAGTGTTGGGGCAGAATTGGCAGGGAACTTGACCGCACTAGGCCACTGAACATTTCCACCAGTGTGAGTGATCTCTACAGTCATGGCGTAAACACAGCCAGTCGGGACGTTTGAGAAGGCAATAGTAGTTGTACTGGAAACATTAAGGGTGAAATAGTTACCCAGAGAACAATCGAGCGTGGATGTAAAACCGTTGCTAACGATATAGGCTTTGTACGGCCCGTTTACATAAAGCTCGTCAAAACGACCGTGTTCAACCCACGCAGATCCACTCCATACCTTTAGGCAATGAGGAGTGTATGTTGTATCCAGCCAAGTTTCGCCTTTGGAGTTGCCACTGACGCCTCCCGATCCCGGCGAAGAATTGGGTGCATTATTGCCGATATAAGTAGGTGCAATCTTAACTAGCGTTGACTGCGCAGACTTAATGTAGATAGCTGGATCACTGCTCTCAGTGTTGAGAGCAAGCTGACCATCAGACAGGTTGGATTGGTTCGGCCGTTTGCTAGCAGTCGAACTGCGTAGATTCTTAATAGGTAAAGTCATAACCCTGCGATCAAAACCCTAAAGGGCGTAGTTAAATCAATACGTTCCGCTATCAAGCGCAGTCGTAGATGTGTTCAATATAGCCACGACTTGAGCAACAGAAAGATCTGCTGGATCACCATTACCTCCACCTGTTGCACGACCCTTAATAGTCCCCGCATTCATAGAAGCAACAGCCACACGAGCAGTGTTAATCGTGGAGGAACTGGTATTGACGATTGCAATAAGTTGATCAGCGGAAAGATCAACTGGAGCACCAGTACCGCTAGCGGCAGCTCGACCCTTGACTGTGGCCACCGCCATATCGGCTAGCTTGGCGTTAGTGACACTGCTGGCGGCAATAGTATTATCACCAAAAATACTAAACACCAACGCAGTGGAGTCTAGGGTGGGGCCGGAGGTGGACTGGATGAATGATTTGCCGGCATTAGCCGTGCCCGCCTCAATGAACATGAAGGAGCCAGCACCGATTTCATTGTTCGTATTGAAATCAAGTGCTCGGGTCAGTACAAACGGATTGCTGCCATCGCCGATAGTCGTGACCGTGAAGACCCCGTTTTGAGTGCCATCACTCTGGTCCTTCAGCAGTACACGATCTGAAACAGAGAGTGTCAAGCCATCTACTTGAATTGCACCGTTGGAATTAGCAGTGAGCGTCTGTCCGCTAGTGGCATAAGTACCAGCAAGGTTGCCAGTGGTTGCAACACGACAAGCCTCTTTAATATCCAGACCCTGAGCAACACTATCGACGTAGCCGCGAGTTGCGAGGTCAGAATCATTCAGGGGCGTTGCAGCACCAGTCAGACGTGCGCCGTTGAGGCTGCGAACACCACTAATGGCATCAAGGATGTTATTTGCATTAGCACCAATCGCGACGTCATTATTATCTACCGCTACTGTAATCTGGTTACCCGATGCTGGTTTAATACCTCGTAGTTCAGCACGGTACGAACCGGAAACAAGGTTTTGAGTGCTGTGAACGATGCTGATACCAGCAGGGCCGACATGTGCGACCGAGTTAAGTCCAACTAAATTTTTGAGTGCCGCAGCGGCAGTTTGTGCGCCTGTTCCACCTTGTGCAATAGTCAGTGCGGTAGTGAGGCCTGAAATAGAGGTAATGTCTGAGTTAGCGCCAGACTTCGCAGTACCTAGGGCGACTCTTGCATCGTTTGCAGTAGATGCACCCGTACCTCCAACGCCAACACCAAGTGGGTTAGTGCTGTTTAGATCATTGATGTTGATATTTGAAGGATCAACGTCAAGAGTCAGCGAATTATTGCTATCAGTGAGTGTCGCCGAAAGCTTGTTAGAGCCCACTTTGAGTGGACGCATTGAAAGTGTCTTACTACCGTCGTTCTCGACAGTAACACTAGAAATAAAAGTAAGACTTGTGCCAGGAACAGTGTTAGTAGATGCATTGACGACACCTGTGTTACTAACAGTGATGTCGGCTCGGTCGTTGGATGAGTTGTCTGCAACTACAACATTGATGCCAGCACCATCTATAAACCGACCCTCTTGGCGGGTACTAGAAGTAGTACCGTCGTGAAAGATAGATTTCTGCGTCGATGTGTTATTAGTAACTGCCGCTGTTAATTGACCATTAGCATCGTCATAAGTGAAGTTGATGCTGGTGGTATCAGTAGCAAGTGAGCCTACAATATCTTGAATGGCCTCTTGCACATTGGCCCAGGTGATCTGCTTGGCCTCAGTGCTGGTCGCGCTTAGTCGATCGACGATCAGCATAATATCGTCAGCCGCAGGCGTGACGAGTGCATTCAGATCGGTAATGTTGCGTGTTGCGACCATGTCAGATGGCTCCTGTAACCTTAATTTCCTTTAGTACCGGATTAGTTGATGACGCCGATTGCTCTCTATTCCAGTAAAAGAGCCGCAACGGGCTGGCTGCGTTTATATTTGTAAAAGTCGCAATAGTGACGTCTGCTTTCTTCAAAGTCACAGAACCACTGCTACCAGCACGAGTGAGAGTAAAAATCTCATCTGAAGCTACAGTAATTGTACCGGAGCCCACAGACTGAATATCAATATCTGTACCAGAAACAGCATTCGCACGGGTAGTAGCGAGCTTGATAGAATTGGCCGAGGCACTGATTACAAAGTAGCCAACCGATGGTGAAAGGCCTCCAGGGTTATTACCAGTAGAGGTAACAAGGACCCGATCGCCAGTATTAAATGGGTGACCCGTAATAGATAGCGCATTACTGGATGTGTCTATAGCACCAACCGTGGAGGGCTTACCGATAGTCGCTACCTGGCTTCCTTCGATATTGACACCAATTTTTGTAGGTGCAGTAGACAAACGACCGAAGCCAATCGGAAAACGATTAGCACTGGCTGTACTAATTTGACTGAGGCCCCACTGAGACAAAGAATTTAACTCTGAATCTGCTGCCAAACCGATAGAAAGGTTCGATCCTCCTACTGGAAGTGAACCGGCAAGAAGATTGGAATCTACTTTGAATGAAACCACAGCGTCAGTGGGACTATCACTCGGATTCAAAAAGATCTGAGTTCCAATCGCGAAACTAAACGGACGATCCTCGTTATCGGTCGGTTGTCCGCTTGAAGAAGTGTTGATGAGGTTCGATCCTGTGGCCATTAACTCACCCTGTTAGTCAGGTACAGATTTACGGTTGGAGCTGTCTGCACGGTATAAGCGTCAGAACTTGTGGTATTTACTAATCTCATCCATTCAGCATTATATTCCGTGGTTTTATCCAAAGCGGAATAAGTTGCATCGAATGGTCGGGCAAGGACCACAAGTTCTGAGCGATAAATAGGAGACAACTTTGCAGCTACGGAGGAGGTGAGATCAAGCTCGTAATAAGCGACAAGAGTGTCACCTGCCGAAATGCCTGAAGTTACTGCGCTTGTATTTACTTTAGCCGCTTTAATTTTGAAGGTATTGACAGAGTCTACAGAGAGCACATAATAGACCGTATTACCGAGCTGAATACGTTGATTAGTGTAGATACGAAGTGGGAAAGCCCTGTTGACTGTGATCAGTCCAGTAGAAGTATTAAAATCCTCAACAGTGATGGACACAGACTGGTTAGGGAACTCAGTCGGCGAATCAAACTCAGTAGCCAGAAGCTCCCTCTGAAGTGCAAAGATTTCACCTAAGTCAAACGATGCGCCCTCAGTAGAAACAAGAAAGCTCGCGATTCGCTTACCCTTCTTGACAATGCGATAATCATTAAAGCTAACGTCTAAGGAAAGCAGGTCACCGCTCTCGTACTGAGTGTTCACCGTCAGACGTTCGTTAGTTGGTGGCTCTTGAGTAATCGCAAATTCGTTTTGATTTGAGTCAAAACTGGTAATCAAGACCGGAACAACGTTGAACGGTGATACATAATCTCCCGTTCTATAAGGAAGTTCGCCATTGAGATGACCAACTGTAGTGGGCTCGATCATTTCAGGATCAAGCCATAGCTCGATTTCAACCGTAGCTGATGCACCCACATTCATGACCATGGGTGTGGTTAGCAAGAGATTCTCTACCTCTTTACCATCAGCATTGGTGAGTGTTGTTTTAGACCGGATGGTGGCAATAGATTGACCAGCGCCGGAAAATTCACCTCCGATGACAGGTTCAACAGCTTGACCAAAACTCGCATCTACGGTCCTTATTTTTCCCGAATCATCAGAGCCGCCATCAACCAAGACGGATGCGCCGTAGCGCTCAATAAAATGGCTTCGGGCTAAGTTGCCACTGTTGTTGATCTCGACCCAGATAGGAAGAGAAGGCGTTTTAAGTGAAGGTACGTCATAAGTACGAAGGCCACCAGCACCGTCGTCCTCGGTAAGATCATTCCGCTTCTGAGTGTCTGCAAGAATCAGTTCGTGCGCCAGGATCCACCGTGCCCGGGGGATCTGTGTGATTGACGTCGGAAGAGCTTCATCCTTATCGACAAGATAGAAGAAGATACGAACATTGCTAGCGCCGTACCAGCCCCATTCGATCATGGTCATGAACGTCTGACTCAGATCGAGCGATTGCTTCGATTGGCCAGTGCCATCCAACTTGTCTCCAGTCCACTCGGAGCGTGGGATACGCTTCTCAAAAGTCAGGCCGTTGCCCGCACTATTTCGATAAAGGACGGAAAGTCGGTCGCCATCACCATCACCTTTGCACTCAATAAAGAAACCATCGCTGCTGTCTCCAACGCCCCACAGACGAGTAAGACTGACAGGGCTACCTTCGACGGATAGACGGGTGGCAAGACTTGCTCTTACGATCCGACCGGGCTGATAACGATAACGACGCTTAGTGGCGATTCGGGCTCTCTGGAATCCACCCTTGTTGTTACTAAGAGTAAGTTGGGCAGAATTTGCCTTACCGTTGTACTTGACCTCACCATTGGGTGCAGGTGAATACTCAACAGTGGTTTCCTTGAGCTGCGTCCACCGGGCGGATTGAGTTCCGTCGTCTAGAGGTCTTTCATTCAAACCTGAGACGTCGTAAACCCAATCCTCTGAGGAAAGCTCGAATTGGTCGTCTTTTGTAAGAAAATTGTAGGGTCTTGTCTGCCTCGGAAAACCAAGGAGATCACGATCAACCTCGGTTTTTTGCCGATAGTTGTCAATTATTGGAAAGGTGAAGTTCTCTCTCGGCAGAACCAGCGGGATGCTTTGATTAGCGGGTTTTTGACCGCTTGGAAAAGACCCCTCCTCCTGCACCACCTTCCCATTTTTGGTGACGACGTTTTGTCCGACGTCTTCTGGGAGTTGGTAGGCAGTCATGTTTATCGCTGACCCCAAGTCAGGCTGGCTTTACAAGTGTTGGAACTGTTGTCGATCGAACGGGCGGCGATGACCAGAACGTCTCCGGCAGTACCTGTTGCGGCAGTAGCCTCGCGTGTCAGATACTGACGAGCAAAGCTGAAAATATCGGTCAAAGACTGAGTAGAGGCCTCGGCATCTCCAGTAAAGAAAGATGCAAGCTGCTCACCTCCAGTAAACGCATCGACTGCATTGGACTGGCTGTCGGGAGTGTTGAACTCAATCGCGGAAAGGGTCCCCGAAGACGTATAGGTATTGACCGGGCTCGTACCACTGTCAGTGAGCGTCAAGGGATTCTTAACGAGCACGAATTGTGCTCTGTGAGAGCTGACCATTGACAAAAGCAGGGGAAAAACGCGAAGTAGATTGCGCTTGCTTTCCCCTTGATTGTTAGTGATATTCTCCTTAATACGAATAGCAAGAAGAGGTTTGAAGGTACTGGTTCCGATAGAGCCTACTTTCGCACCGTCTTGACTAAAGATGGCAAGCTTTTCGGCATCACCACCGTCGATGCTGATCTGTGCGCCGTACTTGCGAATATAAGCATCAGCGGACAAAGAACCAGACTTCTCAGCCCGGAACTGCATCGGGAGTGTTGGATTACCTAGTGATGGGTAAGGAATCCGGTCAGAGCAGTTGAGGTTATGGGCGATGATCCACCGTGATGCCTTGACCGTTGCACCGCTAGCAAGGTTGGCGTCTTCAGGAACGTAGAAGAGCAAACGACTACCAGTGCCGCCGTACCAGCCATATTCGATACGAACCATGCACAGGTTCGTAAGGCTTAGCTTATGGCCAGAGTTAGCATCTGCAGCACCGATAAGGCTGGCACCGTCTTCACCCACCATGGTGTCGCCGTTCCAGTATTTGCGTGGAACGATCTCCTCCATCACGTTCGGTGACGTGCTGATCAGCTTGTAAATCGTGCCCTCGTCAGTCCGGGTAGGTTGAGCGGTCATCACCGCTGAATCAACCGTAAAAGTGGTGGGGTCGGTGCCCTGTCCGGTATAACCGTTCAGGTGATCCGAAGGGCGCTCGCCTGAGCTGGTGCGACGGACATAAAAAAGCGATGTGCCGACAACCCGCAGGAAATAACCATCACTTGAATCGAACATGCCGAATTCAAGCGTTGCCGATGTAGCAGTGGATAGCGCCACACCGAAGGAAGCACTTGTAATGCGACCGGTTTGATAGGGAAAGGCTTGCTTTGTGATCAAGCTGCCTACGTTCCCGTTTGCTGCTGCCGTCTTCAGACGCACCTCTGCAGCAGATTGGTCAATCAGATGGTTGACCTGAGTAACCTTTGCTCCAGAAGTCGTCTGCTCATTCTTGGCCCAGATATTTGGATCAATATCGATGAGGTTGGTGTCATCGAAAATGGCCAGAGGAGTCTGGACACGAGGAATACCAAGCAGGTCATCACGAACCTGAGAGGGTGCGCTCAGGTTATCGAGAATTGGGACCGGTGTTTGGTCCGAAGCAATTACAACTGGTAGTGAATTTGCAGCAGTGTTTTGACCAGCAGGAACAGGCGTAGTCCTTCCTACTGAAATTA